CCTGCTGATCGGGAGTTCCCAATCAAGCGAGGAAAGTGTTAGTTAAAACGGAATGTCATCTCCATCCGAATCCTTGGCCCGTGCTGGAGCGGATTTGGCCTTTGCAGGGGTTTTGCCAGCATCAGTGTCCTTTGGCTTTACTGACAAGCTAAAGAACTTCTTACCATCCTTCTTGGACTCCTTGATCCACCCATTGAGCCAATAGTCAGTTCCCTCAATGTTGAGGGATCCGTTGTAGTCTGGGTGGGTGTCCAGTTCTTTGCGGTCATTCTTGAAGAGTGATCCGCGATTAGTGTTATCGTATTGGTCTGCCATATTATTGTTATAGTTAGTTTATATTATTGCATCGTTTTTGTGGTGTGATGCCACCAAGTCTGCATTTGTTTGCAGAAAGTGTAATGTTATGCTAGTCGCTCCAGCAGTCATAGCTTCCTTCGTAGACATATCCATTTTCGTCCTTCGTCTCATTGAACGTGAACGATTGACCAAACATATCATGAGATCCGCAAATGGACTCAATGATTTTTGGGGATAGGTAGCACTTCGATGTGATGCGGAATGTTCCCCAATCCCGTGTGCCTCGATCATTGCGAGACTTGTCTGCCTCGACTGTGATTACGTTTAGTGTTTTCATGTGGATCAAATAATAAACCCCTTACGAGTGAAGAATTTTCCAATCGGGGAACTCCACTCGTCGGAAAGAGAGCAACGAATGTGAGTCTCAAAATCGTTTCCCTCACTCTCTGCTGTCTGGCGATTACATTCGATGTAATTCCAGACCTCAATTTTGCCAAGTCCAGTTTGGAACCACTTGCTTTTTTGAGAATCACTTGCTTTCAAATCTTGATCATAAATAGCGTTCAAGATTTCGAGTTGGGTTTTTTTTGCTTTCATTTGATATGGTGTATTTATTGGACTAACGGCACTACATCTAGGGTCAAAATTCAAACTCGTCAACAGAATTTTCGTCGATGTGTGAAAAATATTTATCGTAGATTTCTTTTGCCTTTTCGTATTTTTCCTGAGCGTCCGCAAACCTAGATTTGGTGCGGCTCTGCCAGATTGCTGTTGCGGTATCGAGTAGAAAGCAAGCCTCGTCGAAGTGGTGATCAGTGTTCATCGATTTGTTCAAATCTAGAAATATCTCCGCGCATTTTCACAGGAACGAACACGTCACGTTGACCACGCCGATTCTTGTCGATTCTTACACGCGAAGTTGATTGGGTTTCTGTTTTCTTCCTGAAGGATGACGCTTCTTTTTTCTTCTCGTCAGGGTGCGAGATGATGATCAAAAAATCAGTGTGGTGACCGATTGCGCGGGACTCGCGTACTGCACCTTCGTCGTTGAGTTGACTCGCAGTCATCACCACGGATTTTGTTTTGAGTGCAGTTAGTTTGAGTCTGCGCGATAGTTCTGATACTGCCTGTTCTCGGTTATCTGCTGTTGGCATAGTCACGATTTGAAGATAGTCCACGATGATGAGATCTGCCTTGCCAAGTGATGCAAGTCTCGATGCCTCTGCGACGATTTCTCCAACCTCGGAGAGATCATCTCGGATCGTGAGGTTCATTCCCATGAGTTGCACGATTGCGCTTGAGATATCCTTTGCTGATGCAACCCCTCTCCACTCTGTGACCCCCTCCATCTCTCGCAGTGGCAGGATTGTTTTCCCAAGCAGGTTAGAAGCGATACGTTGCAGAATAGCTTTCGCTGGCATCTCTAGGGAAAATATAGTTACTGATTTTCCATTCAGCAGTGCCTGAAGTGCAGCTTGGTACAGCAGGATTGATTTACCTCCAGAGGTCTGCGCTCCCACCACCAGCATTTCTCCACGTCTTGCACCTCCACCCAGCAACTTGTCCAGCTTGGGAATTCCAGTTGGGAAGTTCTCTAGTGGAGTCTTGTCTTCCAAGTCATCCATAAAGTCGCTCAGATGGGCCTTCACGTCCTTGCATTGGCTCTCTGGTACGATTGCATTGGCGAAGGACTCAGCGAGGCTAGAGAGGTCTGCTTTCATAGCGCAAACGTCATCATGGTTATCCTCCCAAGTCTTGATTGCATCACGATACCCTTTTGCTTTGATTAGTTGGGCGCGATAGTCCGCTGCGGTTTCCACGCACATAGCACCGGGGGACAGGAAGATTGTCTGGAGTACTTCCATCACTCCCTCCTTGCCTCCACAAGCGGATAGCTTGCCTGTGGTCTCTAGGTCGCTCAATGCCCCTAGTGCGTTGGTGCTTCCAGTCCGCTGGTAGACTCTCTCCAGTGCGGTGTAGATGAGTTTGTGTTGCGATATTGCAAACAGATCTTCTGACCATGCGAGGTGCGGAAGAACCTCTGGATCGATTGCGATTAACGATAGTGCCGCTTTTTCTGCGGTTGTTGCGATTGGTGTGTTTTTCATTTGTTTATTTTTTGTATGTCTCACTGATGATCATTGGAGTTGTTGCCTTCCAGTTGATCGAGTGGTGAATCCTCTTGTGGTTTGCATTCATCATCGATGCTTTGACGCACGATGGGTTATACATCACGGAGAAAAATGATTTGATATAAGTCCCGTTGTCTTTGTAAAGATCCGTTAATCCTTTTTTTGCCTGTTGAGTGTCACGTTGCCCCATTGCTATGACTGGGATTGTCAGGAATAGTTCACCCTTTGTACCAAGATTAACATACGTTGTTACGTCCTCGTTCATGCGTCCCATAAACTGGAATCTTCTTTCAGTGCTACACAGAAACGTGTTCATAGCTTTTCGTTTTGAGAATCTGTACGAATCCTTCCCGTTATCGATTCCGCCGATAAAGTCTCCAGTCTGTGCGAAAGCAATGGATTTTGCTGTTGTTGATTCATAGAAATCCACCATCAACTTGAATAGTCTGTCTAGATTTTTGGAGACAACTTTTCCTTTTGTGTCAGGGAAAGCATAGTAAAAATCGTAGTAATCATCGCACATGATAAAGAAGTGTTTGATGTTCCGTTCACCTGCTAAGTCGAATATCGTATTTGCAGCAAACAAAGTGCTTCTCAAATCACCAGAGTTATCTCCAGAGTCCATTAGTGTAGAAGCGTGTTGTTTGTCAAAAACGATCAGTTCATCTCCGTACTTTGACTTATATCCATCCAGTGTTGAGTCTAGGTTATCTGCAACTAGGAATATTTTCCCAGTGTAGCCTTGGTTCCTCAATGTGTGATATGTCCACATTTTGTCTGGTCTTCCGTGAACCATGATAAAAACAGCAAAGTTAGACTCCATAATCCTCCAGATATTGCTTGCGGATATCATCGCAGATTTTAACAAATCCAAATTCAACTGCCTTGTCGAAATCAATAATAACCAATCCGCTTTTCTCCATTAGATCCTGCATTTCTTTTGATGATTGTGCGTAGTAGTCAGCAATCTTTTCGTAGTTGAATGCGTTGTGCCTTCTTGCTGCATCCACTAGGAACTTCTTTTCTTCGTATGGAAGTGATGAGTTTTCTATCTCTTTAATCAAAGCAAGTGATTTTGATTTGTCGCATAGTTCAAGAACGTGTGGTTTTTTACCTTTAGGTTCGTAAACTGGTGCTTGGATCTTTGAAGAATACTTTTGATCTTCATTGCTTGGGTTAAACTCCTGACCAAATAGATTGATTTGTTTCATATTAGCAAGCCCGTTGGTAAGTCTCTTGTGCTTTGCAGACCCATTCTGCTTTGAACCCTTGCCATCCTCTAGTCACGCATTCAGTGATTGCCTCATCTAGTGTCCATCCAGCTTCCTCAGCTTCACGTTCAATTCCGTTAAGCGCAGTTTGGGTTAGTGGTGATTTCTTTGCCTTCCTGATTTTAAGAAAATCATTCCAGACCTGTTCAGGAACTGAATCTGGTCTATTTATATTTGAAGATGAAAATGAAGAAGAAGAAGAAGACTGTAGTGTTGCCTTTTGGTTGATACCATTTGGCAAGCAATCTTCAACCACCCTTGCAAGTGTGGTTGAACCACCCTTGAGTATTTTACGCATTTCGGCAGACTTCTTTCCACCTTCAGCACTTTTCCGCGCCCATTCATTCTGTTTGATGATTTCCTGCTCCAACCTCTCATGCACCATGCATGAAGTGTCGTTGGGGTGTGGTTTGAACATGGTTGCAACGGTGGTTGCAAGGGTGGTTGAAGCACCCTTGCCAATCAATCGTGCTATTTGATCTGGATTCGATGGAATACTTCCGTGCTGCCAACAATAGCAAAGCAAGCGAATGTAAGCACCCTCTTCCTCAAGACTCATCAACGCTACACGTTGAGATCCCAAGTAATCAGCGGGGTAAAACTGAAATGCTGGACGTTTAATTTTCATAGTTTAAAAAAAGACCCACCTCAAGTGATACTCCCGCAAGGAATCTTGTGGGCATGAGGTAGGTCAAATTAGTTGGTTTTTAACGATGGTATCAAACATCGCGCTTCGTCTGAAGCTAACTCAAAATATCTAGTTTTTGGATCTCGTCAAATTGTTTTTTACAGACCAGTCCCAGAGTTGCAAAATCTCCTCTGCCTTATCATCCGCGTTGTCTTGTTTCAAAGCGTACGATTTCAAGTCAAGCCATGTACCATCTGGCAACTCACCAGTGCATCTTACCTCGTATCCTACACTTGGGTAACCATGTTTCCTGTGATCGTAGACGTAAACCTCAACCTGTTTTTTCTTGCCCTTATTGCAACGGCACTCTTCATGCCCTGCAAAGGTTTTGTAAAACGAGATATCCGATTGTCCAAGGTGATCCTTGAATTGCTTCCATCCACTACCTGTTAGTTTATCAAAGTTAAGATCGTTCATAGTTTTGATTTTTTTGGTTTGTCCTCAACTAGCTTCACAATTTCCTCTGCAACATCAGGCAGGATTTTAGTGAGATCGTATCCCGCTGACTCGCAGTACTTCTGCAATTTTGTAGCAGAGATGCTACCTCCGAATAGCTTAATGCTGTCGGATAATGACATTTCTGTGCAGTTTCCGATATGTTCGATAACCTCCGCAGGGTACGTCTCACGTCCTTTCTGGCGTTGCAGTTTCCACCCATAGACTTTCTCACCTGCCTGTAGCTTTTCT